TAATAGCACTAATTAGCATGACTGCTGTTTTTGCGTTAATCCTGCCTGTCATTGCATTCATGTATATTGACATTCTTGAAGCCAAAAAGGAAACTAAGCGCCAACAGGAACAAGTGCGACGGCTAATAAATCAGATTAAAAAGGAAAAAGAGCAATGAGCGAGGAAAAAATTCAAGCAATGGAAAGCAAAGGCGCTTTGGTTGAAAAAATTACGTTTGCTTTGTTGCCCTTATTGTTTTCGTGTGTGGTTTATCTTATGTCGGCGCTGTCTAACTTGTCCCATGAAGTGACTATTCTTAACAGCAAAATAAGCTTGGTGGTGACCTCTGACAACAAGCAAGCCAGCAACACAGGCGCAGAATTGGCAAGGGAAAAATTGCGGCAAGATTTAGAAAAAGAAATTCAAAAAAACAGGGATGACATTCAAATCAATCGCTTGCACATTGCCATATTAGAAGATAGAGCAGGCATGAAATCCACATTTAAAAAGGAAGATAAATGATTCCAATAGTTGCCTCCCTTTTGGGAACACTTGCCGAAAACGGTTTGGGGCTGTTGTCAAGCGCCATCCAAGCCAAAGGCAAACAAGTTGTGGAAAACACTTTGGGCGTGAAAATCCCTGACGCACCAACCCCTGAGGATGTTAGCAAGCTGCGCCAACTGCAATTTGAACACGAAGAGCGTTTGCTTGAGTTGGGCATTGAAAAAGCCAAAATGGAATTGGCAGAACTTCAACTGTTTGCCGATGCCGCTAAGAACGAAGATAACAACGTCACAGACCGCTGGCAATCGGATATGAACAGCGACAGTTGGCTGTCAAAGAACATCCGCCCCATGAGCCTTATAGCCATCTTCTTTGGCTACTTCCTGTTTGCCATGATGAGCGCCTTTGGTTTGAATGCCAACGAATCTTATGTTCAATTGCTTGGTCAATGGGGGATGCTGATAATGGGCGCTTACTTTGGCGGCAGGACTATTGAAAAATTAGCAGAAATGAAAGGCAAAAAATGAGCCTTAATCAAGAACAAGCCGCATTCCTGTTGGATATGTGCAAGTTGATTCAACACGCAACCGACCAAGGCTTTGTGGTGACAGGCGGCGAACTGGCTAGAACACCCGAACAACAAGCCATCTATTTCAAAACGGGTCGGTCAAAGACCATGAACAGCATTCATTTGAAACGCTGCGCTATTGATCTGAACTTTTTTAAAGATGGCAAAATCATTTGGGACAAAGAAATTATTGCGCCATTAGGTGCATATTGGGAAAGCCTGTACCCAAAAAATCGATGGGGTGGCAATTTCAAAAGCCTTGTTGATTGCCCCCACTTTGAGCGCAACGTCTAATCTATATTTTCAAGGAACGCTAGTAATAAAGCAATTATCACTAGCGTACCCACCCCAATAAATGCGCCAATTGACAAAGCAAATATTGTTGCAATCATAAAATCCCCTGTTGTTTTTCCCATCGTTTGCAAATTTGGTTGACCGTTTTTGTTTTGCGCTTTTTGCACATATTGCTGATTGACTGCATTTTGGCTTTGGCTTGAAGCTGCGATGGCGTTAATTGTTGTTTGGGTGGGTCAGGAATAAGCCCAGTTATCCCAACCCAAGTACAAATAGAAGCAACAATTAAGCGGTCAATCATGTGTTCTTCTCTTTAAGTTTGGCTTCTACTGTTCGGGAAAGGGTATACAAGTCATCAATATGGCAATTCAATTCCACGGGTGATTCCATGTAAGCCTCCCAAATCTCATCATCCGTCAACCCAACCCATGTGCGCTGTGTCGGTTCTTTGCTTTTTGCAGGACAAGTTTTACCTTGTTCGCAGTCGTGTGTGCATGGTGGGCAAGTCATAATGCCACCCACACAGTTTTGGGGGCGCAATGGGCGTTTACAGCCTTTTGTGGGGCGTATCCATTGCCACGAATTAACCCCCGCCTTTTTGCCATAACTGCAATAGCACCCCAAGCACGTTTGTCGGGCGGTTCGGGCAAGCCGAGAGCCTCTGCATACCAGCGCACATCTTCGGTCATAAAGGTAGTCCCTTTGTTTTCTTGGCAGTAAGCCAAAAATAATTCAACCGCCCGATCAGACCAACTTGGGGTTACCTTGTCGGCATGATCGACCGCCCTTTGAATTCCTATGTCACGGGCTTTTTCAGCCTCAAAATTCAATTGATATTGGTTCATTTTAGAACGGCATATCGTCATCATTAGAGGGCAAACCCTTGGGTTCATAAGGCTTGGGGTCGTTCAAATATGCCCACCCGTCCCAACCGTTTTCCTTTAAAGGGATTACATCCAGCTTGAGCATTTCGCCATTGCGTGTGTCAATGATGCTGCCGATGCGCTGGTAACGGTTTTTTGTTTGACCCTCTTTGTTGGTGTACTGACCCACAATTGCGGAAATTTCTTTTTTGACTTTTGACATTATTTGCTTTCAATGATTAGGTTAAGTTGTTGAACTTGGGATTCGACTTCGGCTAAGAATTTGACAATCTCAGCTTCAATCTCAGCAATGTAGGCATCGTGTCGTTCAACACGGGCTACAAACAATTGCGCCTTTGCAGGCATTCGTGGGTCAAATACAGCGTAATCACAAAATTGGCGACCAGTGCAAGCCATTTGGAATTGCATTTGCGTAAAGTATTTTTGTGGTACTTTTTGAGTTAACAGCACTTCAATCATTCCCTTAGTCTCAGGGCATTTGATTTCTACCAAGCCATCATCACCCACCAAGCCATCAGGCGAAGCGCCAGCCCATTCAATTGTTGGGTGGGGTATAAAGCCCACTTCCTCGACCATTACGCCCTGTGCCGCCTCATAAGCCGCCCGTGCAAATGGTTCTTGATCTGTGCCCCACTGCATTGCTGAATTGGTGTACGAATCTGCCTTGGTTTGGGTTAGGCGTTCCACCACCAGTTGCGCCATATAGTTTTCACGGCTGGCGCTGTAACCCGTCTTAGTCTTGGCAATTACATCTGCCACCCTGCTGGCTGTGACTTTGCCTAATCGTGCGGCAAACCAATCATCTGTGCGTTGTTCAATTTCCATTTCTAATCTCCATCATTTCATCAGCTTGTTTGTAAGCCAGTTGAGCGTTTTCCCAAAAATATTCGGGGTCGATTACACCGCCTGCCGCCAAAATGGTTTGCAGTGCTTTGGCTGCGAAGTAATCCCGCAAGGTCATTTTGTCCAACATATCAGGCATTTGATTTCTCCTTTTTGGCTTTTGCAATACGGTCTGCTTTGGCTTTGATTACTTTGGCTTGCCATGCTTGGTCGCCATCGCAGGCAGCGTAAGCGGCAGCATAAGCTGTTTGTAATTCCTCTTTGTTGGCGCTGGCATCAATGGCGGCAAGGTGGTCGGTCATTTGACCCGCATCAACTTTGCTTTCAACTGGCGCACGGCGGCTGGCGCTGTTGCCATCATCATCCTCGGGGGCAAGACCAGTGGCGGCTAAAAGGCTATACCTACGGGCATAGGTCAAAGCCGACCCATAACCTTGGGGGTCTTGTTTGCTGGCAGGCACATGGAGTAACCCGCATTCCATGACTTCACCCGATTCATGGACAAAAATGGTCTCAACCATTACGCCATCTTTGGATTCATAGGTGCGTTGCATCAAGCCAATCCCGTTGTCGTTTAAAGCGCCTATGACCGCCTCAATGCAATTAGATAGGTCAGCATACTTGCTACGAAAATGCGGGTTTGTAGAGGTCTTTAAAGCAGGGCCAAACGCCTTTTGTGCTTTGACAAACGCTGCGGCAATTTGTTTTCCGATGGGCGGTTCTTTTTGAAATGCACGTTCGATCAGTTCTTTGGTTTCCATGATTTTCCTTAGTAAGCGTATTTAGGGCCGCAAGTGACTTCCACCACGGTTTCGACTGTGTAACCGCCAATCTTGCGTTTGGCGTAAAGAGGGATAGCACGAAGCCCTGACGATTCGCACTGGCGCACAGCGTCTATGACTTCTTGCCGACCCATTGGCTGCACTTGTTTGTCAACAATCAAATCCTGATTGGGTGCTTGGGGTGTTGCGCCTGGCAAACTTGAGCAGCCAGCGGTAATAACCGCAAGCCAACATAAAAGTGGGTAAGTAATCATTTTCATTCCGATTCCTTTGCTATCAAGTCAAGTTGGCACTGTTTCAATTCGTCTTGGATGTTTTCAAGCTGGTAGATGTATTCCCGCAAGCGAGATTCCAGCATCCCAACGTGATAGGCAAGGCGGTATTGGGATGGTTCGCCTGCATATTGTTTTTCAGCAATTTCACGCATTGATTCAATGATTTGGTCGGCGTTCATTTATGGTCTCCAAATAAAAAGGTCAAGGGCAACCACCACAAGGGCGGCAATGGATACAAGCCAAAGGGCGACATTTGCCCAATTGGTTGGTTTGGTGTATTTTTCGATTTCAAACATGGTTGTTCCTTTGTAGGGGCTTGCGCCCCTGTTTATTAAGCAGAAATTGTTTTGATGTATTCGTTGCGTTCATCAGCAGTCCAAAACCAAATATGTTCATTGCTGATGTAAGTTATGCCAGTTGTTGGCAATAATTCAATTCCAAAACCTTGGCCTTTGTCTAAGCCATATAAATTGGCGCATTCACGCAAAGCAATTTTGTAAAATTTGCCATCTGTATGTTGCATTGTGTTCATTTTGATTTTCCTAAAAAGACCCTGTGCGAATTGCTAGGGCATGGGTGGAAGTATAAGCCAACTTATATACCCGTCAATAACTATTTTGTAGGGAGTTTCCCTAATGTTGCTTTTTTGCAATAGCGTATAATCTAGCTTATGAATAAGAATAAGTTTATTGCATTGGCAGGGTCACAGCGTGAGCTAGCAAAGATGTTGGGCATTAGCCAAGCGGCTGTGTCTCAATGGAAAACTGTTCCGCAGCAAAGGATTTGGCAATTAAAGGTCTTGCGACCTGATTGGTTTTTGGATTAACATTGTTTGAAACACGGATAGGTCTGAAGTCATGAGCAGATCGAAAAGCGAGCCTCCCCGCCTGCCGTTTGTTTCTTTCTTGGGAGGACAGCGAAGGAAAATTTATGCTTTTACAACCCAAAAACTGGGCGCAATTTCAGCATTACAAAGACCGTTGCCCACCGTGGATAAAACTTCACAGGGACTTGTTAAACAATCGTGATTTCATGCGCTTGCCAATTGCTAGCAAGGCACTAGCGCCAATGCTTTGGTTGCTAGCAAGTGAAACTAAAAATGGCACTTTTGATGGTTCATTGGATGAACTTGTTTTTCGCCTCCACATCACAGAAAAAGAATATCAGGATGGAATTAAGCCTTTGATTGATAAAGGCTTTTTTATTGTCGATAGCAACGTGCTAGCAACAAGCAAGCAATCCGCTATCCCAGAGGGAGAGACAGAGACAGAGGTAGAGAGAGAGACAGAGACAGAGTTATTCGTTGAAACCGATAAATCGGTTGTCAACCCGAAACGCATAAGTTGTCCAACAGAAGAACTTTTAAACCTTTACCACGAAGAGTGCAAAAGCCTGCCACGGGTTTTGATGCTGAACGACACAAGGCGCAGGCACTTGGTTAGCCGTTGGCGTGATGTGGATGCCGAAGATGATTTGAAATCCAAAGATGAGGGAATTCAAATATTTCGGCAAATCTTTCAGCAAGTCCACAAATCTGATTTTTTGTCAGGCAGAACACAAAACCGCAATGGTCGTGTTTGGAAAGCAAGTTTTGATTGGTTGATGATGCCAACCAATTTTCTAAAAGTGGTCGAAGGTCAATACGATAACGGGAGAAAATAATGTCATTCAAAGATAAATATTCCAGCAAACAAGATGATGGCATTGATGAATTTCAACGCCTAATGTGCAGTGTGCAAGGCTGTCAAAGGCGCTGGTCAGTTCACATGGAAGGTATGCGCCCAATGTGCAGCGAACACCAATGGTCGGGCAGCAAGCCAGCTAAAAAAGAAATTGCAGCCCTGTTGTCCAACAGCAAGCCAGTTAAACATTGGCAAGATGACGAGGCTTTTTGATGAACTACGAACACGCAAAAGCTATATTGGATCGGGTGCGTGATGGCATAGCCTACCCACCCCACACAATACAAAAAGCATTAGAAATGACGGGTGACATTGATGGACACATCGAAGGAATGGAAGAGGGAATGCGAAGCACGGGAGTGGATCAAGCGGTATCGCAAGAAAGCGATGGAAGAGGGGAAATCGGAAGCTTACGGTTGGTGGCAAATGACCTTATCCGACATAGCAAAAAGGCGTGGACAACCCGCCGCTGACCAGTTACGCAAAGATATGAACAGGCTAAAAAAATGAAAATTGATGTACAAAAAATGCACAGTGTTGGATTTGGTTTTTTGTTTTTTCCTAGATATGGCATTGGCATACAAATTGGCAGACGTTGGTTTGGTATCAAAAAATGAGATACGCCGCCCGAGTTGATGCAAACCAAGACCAAATTGTCGCTGCCTTACGAGCCGCTGGCGCTTATGTTTGGATCATTGGCTTGCCTGTTGACCTTTTGGTGGGTTACAAGAATCACACTTTCTTGGTGGAAATCAAAAGCACATCCAAGAAGCGTTTAACAAGCCTACAAGCCGACTTTTTTGAAAATTGGTGTGGAGGTACATTGGTAAGGATTGACAGCCCTGACGGGGCTTTACGCATGATTGGACTTTTAAAATGAAACCCGAAGAAGCGGCGCAAGCCATACGAGACAAAGCGCCAGCTTATGGCGAAGCCAAAGCCCAAAGGGTTTATCTTGAGGAATTCCGCAAAAGCCAAAAGGCGCTGCTGATGAAAGATGCCTTGGTAATGGGATATGAAGCGGCAAATGCCCAAGAACGTGAAGCCTACGCCGACCCCACTTACCACCAGTTACTTAAAGGTTTGGCGGCGGCAATTGAAAAAGAAGAAACATTGCGTTGGGAAATTGAGGCGGCAAGGCTTGACATTGAGGTTTGGCGCACAAGGGAAGCCACAAACAGGGTGCAAGACAGGGCGCACCAATGAAATGCCCCGAATGCGGGACATGGACAAT